TGGAAGAGCTCCATTTTTACAAACAGGAAGAGGTATTCCGCCTACATTAATGAGTGGATCACCAATGTATCAAGAAAAACAGGGTACCGATATTGAACTTACCGTTGAATACGAAAAAGGTAAGAAAAAAATGGCTGAAAATAGACAAGATCCTAATATGAAAAAGGATTATGAAAAACAGACCGGAATTAGTATTGATGCCCCTACAGGGACAGCTACTCCAAACTTACCTATGCATACAGTAGAAAGAGCTGGATCTTTTCTTAGAGAATATGATTCTAAAAGAAATGTAGTTAAAGAGGTCCCATGGAACAGTATGAGGGAAAAAGGTGGTGAAGCTGCGGAAAAATTAACTAAAGCAGTTGAAATTAGAAATGCAGACGTTAAAAGCAGACAAACTAGAAATGCTGAGCTTTACAATGCCATGGGTGGAGGTACTGCTCCAGAAAATCTTAATGAAAAACAAAAACAATCTTTAGTAGGTCTTGGAAAAGCAGTTGTTGTTAATGCCCCGGCTAAACAAAGAATGAAGGCAGGTGCTAAAATGCCTCCAGCAAAACAAGTATCAAAAAAAGCATTTAAAAAACCAGCAACGACTTCTACAACTACAAAGCCAAAAGCGTCAAAAGCACCAACAAAACAACTATCATACGATTTTGGATTTGGTACGCCAGAGTTAGATCAAATAAGAAAAATGAACCAATTTGGGGCTGCTGTAAGAGCTAAAAAGCAAAAAGCGGCAGCAGCAGCGGCAGCTAAGCCAGTGGCTCCAGCTATGCAAAGATCCAGAACAGGGCTTGTTGGTAAAGCAGGAAGTATTAAAGGAGGGTTAGCAGCTAAAGCGGCGGGTATGGCAGCTAAAGCAGGTGCTCCAACTATGCAAATGAGTAAATTAAAAAAGAAGTCTTGCTAAATGAAAAACATATCTACAAAAGGTTATAAAAGAAATAGTCCTGATAAAAACAGAGAATATAATATTATACCAAGCGGAGATATAACAATGGAAGGTGTAGATTTTCCGGTATTAGGCATAGACAATAAAGGTAATAAAAAAGTAATGCAACCAGGAAGCAATTATAAGTTTCCTGGTAGTGTTGTTTTAGAATTACCTTTAAAAAAACAAAGCTTATATAATAGATTATTCAATAAATAAAAATAACAAGTAGTGAAATTAGGTCACTTCAAGGTTCGAGTCCTCACTTGTTACTAAAGTTAACAATTAAATTAAATAAAAATGGAAGTAGTAAAACAGATTAAAAAAGAACAATTAGATAAAATTGTAGGACAACAAGCTGATTTAGGTAAGTTATTAACAAACTTAGGTGTATTAGAAACTCAAAAGCATTCATTATTACATAAAGTTGCAGATCTTAATAAAGAGATTGAAGATTTTAAAGAAGTATTAGAAGCTGAATATGGTGCTGTAAATATCAACTTAGAAGATGGTAGTTACACCAATATAGAAAAAAATACAGATAATGAATAATGTTATTAGAAAAATAAGTATTGGCGCTGATTATAAAAACGACGCAATGCATTATTCTGTAAGTCAAGAGGTATACGGTGGACATAAAATTTCACATATATTATTTGATGAAACAGATAACTCTTATAACATTTTTATAAAAAAGAGTGATGAGGTTATGCCTTGGAAGAAATTTAATAGCAATATGGCTATTTCAGTTGAATATGATTTAGAATACTAATGAGAAGTATGTTTAGCTTTATTGTTAAACCTGTTGGTAATAGGTATGACAATACAGTTAAAGTTGGTGATAAAGATTTAATTATTAATACATCGGTTGAATCTTTTAAAGCTGTTAATAACATGGCTGAAGTTTTAGCGGTACCATTATTTGGAACAACAGATATTAAAGTTGGTGATAAAGTAATAATACATCATAATGTTTTTAGAAGATTTTATGATATTAGAGGTAAAGCAAAGAACAGTAGATCATACTTTAACGAGGACAAATATTTTGTAGACATTGATCAAATATATTTATATGGTGATACAGGTAATTGGAAAGCTTTTGGCGATCGTTGCTTTGTACAACCTATAAAAAATAATAACAGTTTTAGCTTAGAAAAAGAGCAGAGACTTATTGGAATACTAAAATACGGTAATAGCTCCTTAAATGAAGCGAAAATAGTGCCAGGTGACTTAGTAGGATATAAACCATACGGTGAATTTGAGTTTATCATAGAAGGTAAACGATTATATTGTATGAAATCAAATGATATTGTAATTAAATATGAATATAGAGGAAACGAAGCAGAATATAATCCAAGCTGGGCACAAAGCGGTATTGGAACTGATTAAGGTTGCTGAAGAAGCTATTTTAGATAACGGAGAAGATGACTTGGCTGCAGACAAATTAAAGAATGCAGCTGCAACAAAAAAGTTAGCTATCTTCGATGCTTTTGAAATACTTAATCGTATTGAAGAAGAAAGACAGAAATTAGAACTACAAGAATCTAGTGAAAAAGCAAGTAAAGTTTTTAAAGGATTTGCAGAAGGGAGGTCTAAATAATGTACGAACAAAATTTAATAACCACTTTAGACAATCATATTAAGCCTTCTATTATAAGTAGACTTAATAAAAGTAAGAAGTGGGAATACGGATATAATAAAGAACACGATGTAGTTGTTATAAGCAAAACAGGTAAGATTGGAGAAGTTGTAGAAATACAAAATTTAAAGATTGCATTACCTTATATTGAAAATGCTTATAAAAGGTCTACTAAGAAAGAAGAACAATATTGGGAACAAGCTGTATATCCAAAAGAGCTTGAACGTATCAAAAGTGTATTTGATTGGAATAAATATCCGGATAAATTCAAAGAAAACTGGTACGACTTTATTGATGCAGAGTTTAAATACAGAGAAGAAGGTTTTTCTTTTTATAACAATGGTGTACCAACTTATATAACTGGCACACATTATATGTATTTACAATGGAGCAAGATTGATGTTGGAGCTCCAGATTTTCGTGAATCAAATAGAGTATTTTTCATATTCTGGGAAGCTTGTAAAGCAGATAACAGATGTTACGGCATGTGCTATTTAAAGAATAGACGTTCCGGATTTTCATTTATGTCATCTGCGGAATTAGTTAACCAAGCTACCTTAAGTTCCGATACAAGATATGGAATATTATCCAAGTCAGGAGATGATGCAAAAAAAATGTTTACAGATAAGGTTGTGCCTATATCAATAAACTATCCTTTTTTCTTTAAACCAATTCAAGATGGTATGGACCGTCCGAAAACAGAGTTAGCTTATAGAATACCTGCATCAAAATTAACAAGAAGAAAATTAGAAGCTCAAGAACAATTAGAGGAACTTGAAGGGCTAGATACTACAATTGATTGGAAGAATACTGGAGACAATAGCTATGATGGTGAAAAGTTAAGATTATTAGTTCATGATGAAAGTGGTAAATGGGAAAAGCCTAATAATATTTTAAATAACTGGCGAATAACTCAAACCTGTTTGCGATTAGGAAGAAGAATTGTTGGTAAATGTATGATGGGTTCTACCTCAAATGCTTTAGATAAAGGAGGAGAAAACTTTAAAAAATTATATTATAGATCAGACGTTACCAAACGTAACCGTAACGGGCAAACTAGTTCTGGATTATATTCTTTATTTATACCAATGGAATGGAACTTTGAGGGTTTTATGGATAAATACGGGATGCCTGTTTTCTTAACACCAGAACAACCAGTTAGGGGTGTGGATAATATGTGGATTGATTACGGGGTTATTGAACATTGGCAAAATGAGGTTGATGGTTTAAAATCAGATCAAGATGCATTAAACGAATACTACAGACAGTTTCCAAGATCAGAACAACATGCTTTTAGGGATGAAGCAAAACAATCTTTATTTAATCTTACAAAAATATATGAGCAAATAGATTACAATGATGATCTAAGAAACTCAAATGTTTTAACGCAAGGTAGCTTTCAATGGGAAAACGGTGTACAAGATACTAAAGTTATATTTGTACCAAATAAAGATGGTAGATTTTTAATTTCTTGGATTCCACCGCTAAATCTACAAAATCGTGTGATTATAAAGAATGGAGTTAAATATCCAGGTAATGAACACTGCGGTGCTTTTGGATGTGATAGTTATGATATATCAGGAACTGTTGACGAAAGCAGAGGATCAAAAGGTGCATTACACGGATTAACAAAATTCTCAATGGAAGATGTTCCACCTAGTCTTTTCTTTTTAGAATACATAGCTAGACCACAAACAGCAGAGATATTCTTTGAGGATGTTTTAATGGCTTTGGTATTTTATGGAATGCCAATATTAGCAGAGAATAACAAACCTAGATTACTTTATTATTTAAAGAGAAGAGGTTATAGAGGTTACTCAATGAACAGACCTGACAAAGTATATAATAATTTATCACCAGCAGAAAAGGAAATTGGAGGCATACCTTCAGCTTCTCAGGACATGTTACAAGCACATGCTGCAGCAATAGAATCTTATATAGATAGAAATGTAGGATTATTAGAAGGAGGTTATGGTAATATGTATTTCCAGAAAACTTTAAATGACTGGTCTAGATTTAATATAGGCAATAGAACTAAGCATGATGCTACTATTAGTTCAGGTTTAGCTATAATGGCTTGCAACAAAAACGCTTACACACCTGTGTTCCGTGCTCAAAAAGATATGGTATCATTAGGTTTCAAAAAATATAATAACGAAGGTTTTAGTTCAAAAATAATATAATAGATGGTTTATACTAATAATAATAGTTCTTTTCCTAGTCAGGTAGTACCGGATTCAGAGAAACAAAGCTACGAATACGGAGCCTTGGTCGGTAGAGCTATTGAAAACGAATGGTTTAGAGGAGATAGAGTTGGAGGAGCTGGAAACAGATGGGGGTCCAATTGGCAAAACTTTCACAGATTAAGATTATATGCTAGAGGAGAACAACCGGTTCAAAAGTATAAAGATGAATTATCAATCAACGGTGATTTATCTTATTTGAATCTTGATTGGAAACCTGTTCCGGTTATACCTAAATTTGTTGACATTGTTGTTAACGGTATATCTAGTAAGAACTACGATATTAAAGCATACGCACAAGATCCTGATTCAATTAAGAAAAGAACCGGGTTTGCTGCTAACATATTAAAAGACATGCTTACTAAACCTTTATTAGATAAAATACAGGGTACTTTAGGAGCAAATATGTACAGTAGCCCTGATCCCGATAATTTACCGGAAGATAAAGAAGAATTAGAAATTAGGATGCAACTAAGCTATAAACAAGAAATTGAAATAGCAGAAGAAGAAGTAATAAATCAAATATTAGATAATAATAAATATCCGTTAATAAACAAAAGATTAAATTATGATTTAGTTGTTTTGGGTATTGCGGCAACAAAAACAAATTGGAATAAAGCAGAGGGAGTAACAATAGACTATGTTGATCCTGCTAACCTTGTTTATTCTTATACAGAGGATCCAAACTTTGAAGACATATATTATGTTGGTGAAGTTAAATCTATTACGTTAGAAGAGGTTAAAATGCAATTTCCACATTTAACAAAAGCTGACTTAGAAGAGATTGAAAAATATCCAGGAGATGTAAATTATACTCGTAACTATTACGGACAAGATTATGATACTTCTAATGTACAGGTATTATATTTTGAGTATAAAACATTTTCTAACCAAGTGTTTAAAATTAAACAAACGGATGTTGGTTTAGAAAAGGCATTGGAAAAAACAGATGATTTCAATCCACCAGAAAATGATTCATTTAGCAAAGTATCAAGAAGTATAGAAGTTATATATTCAGGAGCAAAAATATTAGGTCACGAAAAAATGTTAGAATGGAAACTTGCAGAGAATATGACAAGGCCATTTGCTGATACAACCAGAGTTCAAATGAATTATGCTATTTGTGCACCAAGAATGTACAAAGGTAGAATTGAATCATTAGTAAGCCGTATAACAGGATTTGCAGATATGATTCAGTTAACGCATTTAAAAATACAACAAGTATTATCTAGATTAGTTCCTGATGGTGTATTCGTCGATGTTGATGGATTAGCCGAGGTTGATTTAGGTAATGGTACAAAATATAATGCGGCAGAAGCATTAAATATGTATTTCCAAACAGGTAGTATAGTTGGTAGATCCATGACACAGGATGGTGATATGAATAGAGCTAAGGTGCCGATTCAGGAATTACAAACTTCATCAGGCAGCGGTAAGATACAATCATTGATACAAACATATCAATATTACTTACAGATGATACGTGATGTAACCGGATTGAATGAAGCAAGAGACGCTAGTACACCTGATAGAGATGCTTTAGTAGGATTACAAAAAATGGCAGCAGCAAATTCAAACACAGCAACAAGGCATATATTACAATCTAGTTTATATTTAACCTTACGTGTATGTGAAAACATTTCAAGAAGAGTTGCTGATTCATTAAACTTCCCATTAACAGCAAGTTCATTAATGCAGAGTATATCGGTTTCGTCAGTTGAAACATTAAAAGAATTACAAAATTTAAACTTACATGATTTCGGTATATTCTTAGAATTAGAGCCGGACGAAGAAGAACAAGCTCAATTAGAACAAAACATACAAGTTGCTTTACAATCAGGTGGTATTGATCTTGAAGACGCAATTGACTTAAGACAAATTAAGAATATTAAGTTAGCTAATCAATCTCTTAAATATAAGAGAAAGAAAAAAATGGAAAGAGATCAAGCTAATCAGCAAGCTAATATTCAAGCACAGGCACAAGCGAATGCTCAGTTGGCGCAGGAAACAGCGATGGCTGAAGTACAAAAGCAACAAGCAATTACAGAACAAAAGATACAATTAGAACAATCTAAGTTACAGTTTGAGATTCAAAAGATGCAACAAGAAGCATTGATAAAGAAACAATTGATGGCAGAAGAATTTAGTTATCAAATGCAATTAGCAGAAATGCAGGTTGCTCAAGCTCAAGAAAAACTTAACAAAATGGAAGATCGTAAAGATCAAAGAACAAAGTTACAAGCCACACAACAATCTGAATTGATTGAACAAAGACAAAATAATACATTACCAAAAGATTTTGAATCAGCAGGATTTGACAATCTAGGTGGATTTGGTTTGGAGCAGTTCTCTCCTAAATAGAACAAAACAATTAATTATATAATATTTTATCATGGAAGAAACAATTAAGCAAGAAGGTGATTTTAAAATTAAAAAAGCAAGGGTTCCTGTTGTAAAAGATGCATCAGCTCAATCAATTGCAAAAGTAGATTTAACAATTAAACCAGAAGACAATGCCATTCAAGAGCAAACAACAGATGAAGGCGTGCTACAGCCAGAACAGTCCCAAGTGGGATTGCAAGAAGTGGTCGAAGGAAACACCCAACAAGAAGGTATTGCCAATCAAGGTGAAGAGCAAGAAGTAGTAGTAGTTAATATTGAAACTAATACTGAAGAAGCTAAAGAACTTGAAGCAGAAGCAGATAAAGCAATTAATGATTTAAAAGTATCAGGTAAACCATTACCAGAAAATGTAGAAAAGTTAATTGCGTTTATGGAAGAAACAGGAGGAGACATTAATGATTATACTCGTTTAAATACGGATTATTCAAAAGTAGATCCAGAAGTTTTATTAAAAGAATATTACAAAAAAACAAAACCACATTTAGATTTAGACGAAATTGACTTTCACATGGAAGAAACATTTTCGTATGATGAAGATGAGGATGATGAGCGAGAAATTAAAAAGAAGCGTATCGCTTTTAAAGAAGAAGTTGGTAAAGCCAAAAACTTTTTAGAGGATCTTAAAAGTAAATATTATGACGAAATTAAATTAAAGTCTAATGTAAATCCAGATCAACAAAAAGCAATTGATTTTTTCAACCGATATAAAGAGGATCAACAATCAGTTGAGCAAATGCACTCGGTATTCAAAGATAATACTAAAAAGTTTTTTACACAGGATTTCAAAGGTTTTGATTTCAACGCTGGTGGAAAAACATTCAGGTTTAATCTACAAAATACTGAAGCTATTGCTGATAAACAATCAAACATTACAAACCTACTTAAGAAGTTCTTAAACGATAAAGGTGAAGTGACGGATATGACTGGTTATCATAAAGCAATGTATGCCGCTGAAAATACTGATAGTATTGCAAACCATTTTTACGAACAAGGAAAAGCTGACGCGATTAAAGAAATGTTAGCAAAATCTAATAATATTTCTACAGAACCTAGACAAACGTCTGCTGGAGAAATTAATGTAGGAGGGTTTAAAGTAAAAGCTATTAATGGTGTTGATTCAACAAAATTAAGAATAAAAAGCAAATTTTAAACTAAACAAAAACAATTATGGCAAATGTAACACCGAATTTCGGTACAATCAAGCCGTCTCAAAAACAACAAGCTTTAGAGACAAACTATTTAAACTTTACAGATCCAGCTAATGCAAATTTTGTATCGTTCGCACAACAATACTTACCAGAAGTTTATGAAGCTGAGGTAGAACGTTATGGAAACAGAACATTATCTGGTTTCTTACGTATGGTAGGAGCAGAAATGCCTATGTCATCTGACCAAGTTATCTGGTCTGAACAAAACAGATTACACGTTGCATATACAGGAGTAGATGTGGTAAGTGCTGCTGCAAATACATTACTTATTCCTGTTGACTTAACGCCAGCAGATCCAAAAAATTTCGTACAAAACGTTATTTCAATCAACCAAACAATCGTTATTATGAATCCTGCTACAGGATTAGAAGTAAAAGCTATTGTTACTGCTAGTAATGTTACTACAGGTGCTTTAACTGTTGCTCCTTATACTGCTGCTACTTTAGCTGCTGCTGGATTTACAGATGCAATGGACGATTTAAAAATCTTCGTTTATGGTTCTGAATACAAAAAAGGATCTACTTTAACAGGAGATAACTATACTAGTATTACTCCTTCATTCACTCAATTCAATAACTCACCAGTAATTATCCGTAACAAATATGTTATCAACGGATCTGATACTGCACAAATTGGATGGGTAGAAATTACTACTGAAGATGGGGCTGATGGTTACTACTGGTACTTAAAAGCTGAATCTGAAACAAGATTACGTTTTGAAGACTATTTAGAAATGACTGTTGTTGAAGGTGAATTAGCTACTACAGGATCTGCTGCATTAGCTGCTGGTAAAAAAGGTACTCAAGGTTTATTCTCTGCTGTAGAAGATAGAGGTAATATTTTAAACAACTTTACTGCTGCTGCTGGATTAGCTGATTTTGATTCTATCTTGAAAAACTTAGATACTCAAGGAGCAATTGAAGAAAACATGTTATTCTTAAACCGTCAATTATCTTTAGATTTTGATGATATGTTAGCATCTTTATCTTCTGGAGCTGCAGGTGGTGTTGCTTACGGTTTATTCGAAAACTCATCTGAAATGGCATTAAACTTAGGTTTCTCTGGATTCAGAAGAGGTTCTTATGACTTCTACAAAACTGACTGGAAATACTTAAACGATGCTTCTACTCGTGGAGCAATGACAGGTGTTGGTAGTTCAATCGAAGGTGTATTAATTCCTGCTGGAACTTCTACAGTTTACGATCAAATTTTAGGAACTAACATCCGTAGACCATTCTTACACGTACGTTATAGAGCTGCACAAGCTGATGACAGAAGAATGAAATCTTGGATCACTGGATCTGTTGGAGGTGCTTACACATCTGACTTAGATGCAATGGAGGTACACTTCTTATCTGAAAGATGTTTATGTGTGCAAGGTGCTAATAACTTCGTGTTATTCACTGCTTCAGCATAAGTATAAATAATTGTAAATTTTACCCTCGTTGAATCTACGGGGGTAATTTTTACTCTTTTAATAAACAATAATTAATTATATAATATTTTATCATGGCACAAGCTAAAACTGCTACTAAAGCAAAAACTACTCAACCTAGTACATACGTTGAACCAGAAACCACATTTAAAAAAACCGAAGATATTGTTGAAGAAACATATATAGAAGGAAAATTTGTTAGTGAAAAACCTCAACCGGTAAAGCCAAAATGGGAAATTAAAGATAGAACATATATTTTATCTGGACCACATTCACCATTAACTTATACTATAGCTTCAAGACATACAGGTAGATTTCCATTGTTATGGTTTGACAAAGATGCAGGTGAACAAAAGGAATTAAGATATGCTACGAACCAAAACTCTGTTTTTGTTGAAGATCAAAAAGGAGAAGCAACTTTGGGACATATCATATTTAAGAACGGTACTTTAACTGTACCTAAAGAAAAACAAAATTTACAAAAACTATTATCTTTATATCATCCTGACCTAAACAGAAAATACGTAGAGTTTGATCCTGTTATGATGGCAACAGATGATTTAGAAGATATGGACATTCAATTAGATGCAATGAATGCAGCTAGAGAAATGGATATTGATGAAGCTGAAGCAATATTAAGAGTTGAGATTGGATCTAAAGTTTCTAAAATGACTTCTAAAGAAATTAAAAGAGACTTAATGTTATTTGCTAGAAACAATCCATACTTATTTATTGATTTAGCAAACGATGAAAATGTACAACTTAGAAATGTAGCTATTCGAGCTGTTGAAGCTAATATTATAGCGCTATCTCAAGATCAGCGTACATTTACATGGACATCGAACAATAGAAAGTTAATGACTGTACCATTTGATGAAAATCCATACTCAGCTATGGCCGCTTTCTTTAAAACAGATGAAGGTATAGAAGTTTACAGGTCTATAGAGAAAAAAATAGATTAACACGTAATATTAATATATAGAGCGGTGGCTTAGCGGTTACCGCTCATATATTATAATAAAATAAGCAAAATGGCAATAAATGTAGATACAGTTTACAAAACCGTTTTATTAATACTTAATAAGGAACAACGTGGTTACATGACTCCTGACGAGTTTAATAAAATAGCAACTCAAGTTCAACTTGAAATATTCGAGGATTATTTTGATAATCTTAATCAACAATTAAGAGTACCTGATAATGATAGCGAATATGCTGATAGGATTAAAAATTTAGATGAGCAATTAGCTGTATTTAAAACTATAGGTGATTGTACTTATGTAGGTAATAGTGAATGGGAATTACCGACGTCATCAGGTATGGCTATATATTCTTATAGCTTTACAACAGTCAATAATCAAACAACATATATTTTGGGTAATCAATTAACCCAAGCAAGAATACAAAATGGCTTAGTAAAAGTTTATTTTGGTGGAGTTTTACAAAATCCATCAGCATATACTATAGCAGACAATAATATAATATTAACAGCAATACCTACATCAGCATTTGACGTGCTTATTACGGTTACTGATAACGACTTTTACAGATTAGGTACTGTAATATATGATGACACAATTGAGATGCAGAGAGTGCAACGAAACAATCTATTATATATAAATAAATCACCTTTAACAAAACCGACAAAAAAATATCCACTATATATATACGAAGAAGGAAGATTATACGTATATCCAAATACAATAACTACAGGTATTTCTGCTTCTTTTGTTAGAAAACCTAAAGATGTTATATGGAACTTTACAGCAACTGCTCCATCTTATACATACTCGTATAGTCCAAACACTTCACAACAATTTGAATTAATGGTTTCAGAACAAACAAATGTTATAACAAGAATACTTTTATATTCAGGTGTTGTAATAAAAGACCCACAATTAATTCAGATTGCCGCATCACAAATTCAAGCAGAACAAATAAATTCAAAATCTTAATAGCACATGGCATTTCCAGATGGTGGTTTAATTACCGAAACAAATAGACAATATTATGCCGGATCGCAAGGCTTTCAGGTAAAAGTACTAGGTCAAACGGAATTTACATTTACTTTTGACACTGAATTATATTTAGGCAGTTGGAATCCAAATGAATCTGGTTATGCCTTAAATAACTTTAAATTATACACTAGTGTAGACGGTATAGATTTTACAGAATACATATCAGAATATAGTTTATTAAAAAATACGATAACATTTGCAACAGCCGTTCCTCAATATAGTTATGTTGTTGTACAGCTTAAAGCAATTGATGGAGGTGATTATGGGGACCGTGACGCTTACGGGAACACTGTAGAGAACAATTATGGAGGTTATTCTTATATTACCTTAGATGATGTCATAAATAATTTTATTGTGGCTTACGTTGGTCCTGGCAAGCTTATATCAGATGTTAAAAGAACTGATGTATTATTCCATGCTAAACGAGGTTTACAAGAATTTAGTTATGATGTATTAAAAAGTGTAAAATCACAAGAATTAACCGTACCGCATAACTTAAGTGTTATATTACCACAAGACTATGTTAACTATGTAAAAATATCTTGGATTGATAAACAAGGTGTAAAACATCCTATTTATCCTACATCGTTAACTATTGATCCGTCAAGTACACCAATACAAAGTAATAATGGGCAACCAATACAAAGTAGTTATGATGAGAACATTGATGGAACTTCAATAACTGAAGAAAGATGGAAGAGTGTAAATAATGGTAGACTAATTAATTTAATAAACGGAGTTGGTAATTTTGGAGGAGATGGTTATGGTGATGGATGGAACAATGGTTATGATTATGGATATTACGGTAGAAGATACGGTACGGACCCACAATATGCCAACTACAACGGTACATTTACAATAAATGACAGAGAAGGTAAAATATCATTCTCAAGTAATTTAATTGACATGTTAATTGTACTTGAATATATATCTGATGGATTAGCTTATGAATTAGATAGTAAGATACCTAAGATGGCAGAAGAAGCAATGTATGCACATATATTACATTCAATAATATCTACTAGAGCTAATCAACCTGAATATTTAGTGCAACGACTTAAAAGAGAAAGGAGTGCTAAATTAAGAAATGCTAAAATTAGATTATCTAATATTAAGTTAGAAGAATTTACGCAGGTTATGAGAGGAAAATCAAAATGGATTAAACACTAAAATTAAATGGCAGAAGTAAAAAATAGTTTCTTAAAATCTAAGATGAATCAAGACTTAGATGATAGACTTATCCCTAATGGAGAATATAGATATGCAAATAATATTTCAGTTGGTAAATCAGAAACTGATGATATTGGAGCATTAAAAAATGTTTTAGGTAATGAATTATTACAAGAAACGTATAACGGTTTTGATATACCGGGTACTGAAACACCTAATCCAAATTATATACCGGGGTTAGAATGTATTGGTATATTTATGGATAATCAAAACAACCGTATGTTTCAATTTTTAACGAATTATACAGATCCAAACCCAAATCAAATAACTTTTCCAGAAGATGCACCTGTTACAATTCGTAATACTGAATGGAAAATGAAAATAGTAATGTATACATTTGACGGTAATGGTTCGCCTTATGTAACATTGGTGGAAGGGTTATTTTTAAACTTTGCAAAAAATAAACAATTTAAAATAACAGGGGTAAATTTAGTAGAAGGCTTATTATTCTGGACTGACAATAGAAATCAACCTAGAAAAATAAATGTAGCCAATGCGCTAAGTAATCCAAATTATTATACTACAGAACACCAAATATCTGTAGCTAAATATGCTCCAATAGAACCTATAACATTATATAAAAAAGTAGTTACTACAGCTGACGGTAGTTCATCAGGTAATACATTAGATGTTGTAGATGCAGCAGGTATTGTACCTGGCATGACATTAGTAACAGAAAATATAACTGGAGCAGATTTTTGTACGGTTGTTGATGTTACTGGAAATGTCGTTACTTTTTATAAAAATTATCCTGGAACTATTGCAGACGGTACAGAGCTAACGTTTTTAATTTCCACAATGTCCGATAAATCTCAAGTCCCATCATGGCCGGGTGATCCTGCATTTTTGGAAAGTAGATATGTTAGATTTAGTTATCGTTTTAAATACGATGACAATGAGTATTCTTTAATGGCCCCATTTACACAAATAGCTTATATACCTAAGCAGAAGGGATATTTTATTAATGGAAACGAAACGGATGCGTATAGGAGTACAATAATAAATTGGTTTGAAAACAATATTAATAACATCGAATTAATTATACCGTTTCCTGATAAAATTGGTAATCTTGCTAATAGTTATAAAATAACTGAGATTGATATTTTATATAAAGAGTCTGATTCGGCAGCTATTAAAGTTTTCGAAACAGTGCCTTTATCTTTTATAAATACAACAGCTAACGCTAATAATAATTATTATATACAACAATATCAATCACAAAAACCATACAAAACATTACCAGAAGATCAAACCGTAAGGGTGTATGATAAAGTTCCTGTAAGAGCGAGAGCTCAAGAATCCGCTGGTAATAGAATAATTTACGGTAACTACTATGATAAGTATACATCATTAGCTTCTATAAATTATAATATAGCAGTACAGCCTAAGTCAGATTCCGGTACTAGTTTTATAGAATATCCAAATCATACATTAAAAAAGAATAGAAATTATCAGGTGGGATTTGTAATAGCAGATAAGTTTGGTAGACAATCTCCTGTTATATTATCTTCTGGTGATTTGCCTGGTTTAGATCTTGGTCTTGCAGGCTATGCAAAAGGATCAACGGTTTATTCAAGTTACGAAAATTCAGTTTTATTTGATGATGTCCGTACTTGGTTTGGTGATGCTTTAATATTATACTTAAATAGCCCTATAAATCAACAAAAAGATATACCTACTGGTCAATGTGGCTTATACGCAATTCCTACTTCTAATTTTGGTTTTGCAATAACTGCTTTTACGGAGGATGCTCCAAAAGAATACACATTTACAATGGATCTATCCGTATTAACTTCTCAATTTATTCCTGAAGTAGGTAATATATTAAGAGGAAAATACGTTGATTATGTAACAGTATTAACTTCAGAACCAATATATCAAATACCTGGGGACGATACATCTCCCATCGTTAGTGTTACAATTACAACCTCCGATGATATAAATGATATATATAATTATGTTGATCAAGGTTTTGATGTTCCAGATATTAAATTTTCTTATAAATACAATCCTATTGGTTGGTACTCTTATAAAATAGTTGTTAAACAACAAGAGCAAGACTATTATAATGTATATCTTCCTGGAATGCTTAACGGTTATCCAAAGAATCAAACTTCTGGATCTCAAGTTACATATACTGATCCTACTGCTGCTTTCTCTAATGCTACAAGCGCTACTTGGGCTGCTGGTAATTCTACTATTACAATATCAGGTAGCACTACTAATTATAAAGTAGGTGATTTTGTTAGTGGTATTATACCTACAGTAACTACAACTATAGCAACGATTATCAATGCAAATAGTTTTACAATATCAAACACACCTGCCACTTCCGGAACCTTACAGTCTATAACTGTTTTTAGAGCCCCTGAAGGACAAACTAGTGTTTTAAATAACGGTATAAACACCACACAATTTCCAGTAAGCGAAACGGGTAATACAGCACACATGGTATTAATTAATGATAATATTAATAAAGTACCTAGAGATTTATCTGAGGTAGGTCCTGATCAAAAGCAATATAGAAGTAGTGTACAATTATACGGTAGAGTTGAAAATACTGAAGACAACATAACTATAATAGGTGATGTTCCAGAGTTTACATCTAAAACTGTTACAATAAAATATACAATTGTGCCTCCTGGGCCGGGAGAAAAAAACAATGATTGGGCTTTAATAAAACCAGGAGATGGAATACAATGTGTTGAAGCCAGTACTCCTATTCCAAATACTCCTCCTTTGGGTGGTACACAACCAAATCCATATAGATGGTTAGGTGATACTGTGGTTACATCTAATGTAGTTGTTGGTAATGCTGGAACTATAACAATATCTTCGCCAAACTGGGTAGTAGGTGGTACTACAGAGCCTATTCAATATGTAACATTTACAATAACAAGAGCAGAAAATAAGCAATATTTTCCAACTAGAAAAGCTGATACAGTAATATCTATAGCTACTGCAGATGAATTTAATTTTTTAGATAGTTCAGAAAATAATTTAAGTGGTACAGCTGGATTAAACTTTTATCAATTACAAACAAGACCATTAATAGGTAGGGTTTCTACCGTTAATCAGATTGGAGTAACAGCGAAGGATATGATACCTTTCTTAAGTGTATATGAAACTAGAGCAGACGAAAGTTTATTAGAATTATTTTGGGAAACAGCAACTACGGGTTTAATATCTGATTTGAATACAGATGTTTTAACAGGATTTGACGGCCCAGCCGGTTTTGACAATGTTAATTACTCCCATTTTGAATGGCAAAATCCTAATGGATCTGGGTCAGGTACAGGGCAAGCTAATTCGCCGTTTATAACTGATGCATTTTTTGTAGTGAACCAAACAGGTACTCCTATTCAATTTCCAACAGTTGATTTGGTTTCTGTAGTTAATGGAGAATCGCCAGCAGTAAATAGAACTAGTGATTTTCAATTAGTGACTATTCCTCCATCTGGCGGAAATCCTACGCGATTTAGATTAAAAATAAAACCGCCTCCAATAGGGTCTCCTTTTGTATTTAATCACACTGCTTTAGAAAAAGAATCATATATTTTTACATTTAATGTAACTGACACTTCGGCTGAATCCCCACAGCCATCAACATTAACTATTAGTGGTAGACTAGGTAATAATCTTCCTATTATAACTACTGTTGAGGATAATTACAGTATAACCCAAACTCCAGGAGTTGTTGTAGATTTAGAAGCTAACAATGGTTCATTTTCTTTATCAAATTCTGATTTGTATTGGAGTATAGTTAGCGGTAATGCAGGTAACTATTTTGAAATAAATCCATTATCAGGTGTTTTACAAATGACTAACCCCTCAGTGCCTTTAGGTACATATAACTTGCTTATTAGAGTACAAGATGCGGTTAATACATCTGATGGTACAGTGCTAGAGCCTATTAATACTACATTTGGAACGCAAAAAGATGAAATGCTATTAAACATAAATGTAGGTGATGCCCCTGTGCCTATTTGGTTAAGACCTGATTACACAAGTGCTAGCATTATAGGTACTGGTGGTTGTACTCCATCCGGAGGGGGAAGTTCTGGAGTTTGGCAAGGAGTGGCTTATATAGGTAAAAAACTAAATCCAACAAGTGCTTACTTTTCACCACTACTTAACAACTTAAATACTCCGGTTATTGAGAATGTAGAAGTCAAAAATGGGTTAAGTTATTCTCCTGTGCAAATTGTTGGGCCAACCGGATTAACACAAGGAGAATACAGATTTTCTGTAAATTTAACTGTTAACCCAATTGGAATATGTCCCGCTGGCCCAGATGATCCAACTACTACCTCTGCTACTTCAATAGGAGAAGCTTCAATATATTTATATAAAAGATTATATCAACCAACAAATCCTTTGCAATGGGAATTGGTTACAAATGAAAATAATTTTGGTAAGCCTAGCCAAATTTTAGGAATTCCTCCTTATAAAATAGGGCCGTTAAGTGTGCTTACATCTGCTTTTGATGGAACGTTTGTGCTTGGTAATACCAAATCACTTACAACATCTTTTACTATTGAATCAACTGACAACCCAGCTAATAACGAAAGTTATGAATGGGCTGTAGTTGTTACGCTAATAGGCACTTCCATTACGGGTAGCGGTGAAAACGCACAAGTTGTTACTATTTATGGTAATGATGCAAATTTTTCTTATCCAACAACAACAATACCATTTGAACCTGCTCAAATAAATGAGTATGAATATTTTACAGGATTAGAAGAAATTTCACCGGATCCTATGATTCCAGGTTATACTTCTGGTGTCCCTTATGCAACACAAGATGCAACCAGAGGGCTTGGTTATTTTAGCGGTAATAATGCAATAACTTTCGGAAGTATTGCGGATAATCAACCTACAGTTGAAGTAATATTGGCTAACGTTAATGAGCAAGCCACACTTGGTCTTACTGCATTTATTTCTGTACCTGGCACCCCTGGTATTATTGGTAAGGTAGTTTATGTTGATCCATTAAATCCAGCTGAAATAACAATACAATTAACCGTTCCTTGGAGTAGTGGAACAAGAAATTTAGTCGGTAGAATTCTAACACTACAATCAGCCGGTTCGCCTACTGCAGGTAAATTATATGCTAATACTGAAGAAGGTACTGAAATAAGAAGATTTTATACAGATTCTGATTTTACAGAGCCGTGGATTCCACCTGTAGCAGATAAATTTTATAATTTTATAACAGTTAAGAACTATAATCCGCAGGGCAATGCATTCCCTGGTGGCGCATTAAAATATACCGAATATCCTTTTTATTGCGCGCGAATTAATGCAAGAGGGGAAGTAATGGAACAAATTGTTCCAAAACCAAATGTACAAACGGCATGGGAAGGACAAAATACCGCTAATACAGAGCCTATAGCCATTAAAAATTACAGTTATAATGTATTATATACTGAAACACCTAATCCAACACCATAGTATATAATACTATAATTAAATTAAAAACCATAAAAAAACGTGATTATAAAGTATGGCAGCAATATTAGAATTAAAATACTTTAACTCTTTTTGGTTAAAGAAGTTAGATACAATAGTAGGAGTAGAAAATACAGGAGCAGAAGTGGAAGGAAATGTTTCTAATTCGGCTACTATAACTATAACATCAGCAAATAATAAAATTAGTGTTGGTCAAACTGTTAATTGGACCGGGGCTCCTACCCCTAATCCTTTTGTATATAAAGTACTAAGTTCTACTCAATTTATGCTAACGGAGCCTGTAACTATATTAGATGGAGTGGGGTTAACTTTTGGTCCATTAACTGATTTTACCTATATACCTAGCGCTTATGCGCCAACTCCAGCATCAGATTGGTCTGTTGAAGAAGCTAGAATTAGGGGTGGATATAATAATACCAATGTTGATTTAGGAGTTAAAGCTTATATTGTTGAGGATAGTATCAGGCAACAGCATAGACAAAATTCATTAATATACTCGGGTATATTTAATTCAAGAACAGGTATAAATCAAACAAATCAATTTTCTGTTGGTGAAGACATAACAAGAAGTTTAGATCCAGCTAATGGCTCTATTCAAAAACTATATTCAGAAGATACAAATTTAATTGTATTCCAAGAATTTAAAGTTAGTCAAGCTTTAATCGACAAAGACGCTATTTATTCTGCTGAAGGACAACCAATAACAACATCTGGAGCTATGGTAATCGGCCAGGTTCAAGCTTATGCTGGTAACTATGGTATTGGTACTAACCCTGAAAGTTTTGCTGTTTATGGCTTCCGTAAGTACTTTGTTGATAGAAATAGAAATGTGGTATTAAGATTATCACAAGATGGTATATCTGAAATATCGGAATATGGTATGGGAGATTTCTTTAGAGATAATCTTTCTGTAATTGGTAATGATGGATTCATATTAGGTATGTGGGACATGCACAATAAAGAATATGTTTTATCCCTTCAACCAACTAATCAATCCCAACACAAAACATTGACCTTTGATGAAGATGTAGCAGGTTGGACAAGTTTCTTTGACTTTAAACCAAATTGGGGTGGAAGTTTAAGAAATAACTTTTATACATTTAAAAACGGTGAAATTTGGAAACATTATTCGCCAACTAATAGCGGGTGGGGTAGTTTTTATGGAATCACTTATAATTCAGCGGTTGAGGTTATATTTAACCCAGACGTTTCATTAGTTAAAACTTTTAAAACAATTAATTATGAAGGAGGTCCTGGTTGGGAAACTTTATCATTTTATACTGACTCTGATGTTTCGGTTCCTATATCTAAAGCATTTTATACAACAACTCTTGCTGATTTAGAATTGCAATTATTTACTAATTCATTTAAACGAAAAGAAGATAAATACTTTGCAAATCTTGTTAATATTACACCAGCAGCAAATAGTGAAATCGTATGGGGTAACTCAATGACAGGTGTTAAAGGAACAACAGCAACAGTTAGAATGAATTACAATAATGCAAGTTTAAACAAAAGTGCAGAATTATTTGCTGTATCTTCTGATTATATAGACTCATCTTACTAAAATTAAATATAATGGATAACAAATTAGAAACACAAAAAGAGCATAGAATAGTTAGTCAGGAATACATTGATAAAGTGGAACGCCTAGAACAAACTATGCTAGCTATGAACGGCCCTAATATTGCAAAAGGTAATACAGATTTATTTCCGTTGAAACATTCATTTTCACATGGAGTATATATAAGAGAAATGTTTATGCAAAAAGACAGTGTAGTGATTGGAAAACTACATAAATTTTCGCATACATGGTTTCTATTAAAAGGAGAATTATTAATATCTACAGATGAGGGTGTTGCAAATTATGTAGCCCCTTGTTATGTGAATGCTCCTGAAGGAACAAAAAGAATTATACGTGCATTAGAAGATTCTATCTTTGTTAATGTTCACCCTAATCCTGATAATATTACGGATATAGATGAATTAGAAGATAGATTAGCTTGTGTGTCATATAAACAATATGATGAATATAAACTATTAAAAGAATAATATATGAGTATGGTTGTCGCAGGAATGCTTGGTAGCGTTGGTACGTCCATTATAGGAGGACTAATTGGTGGTGGGCAGGCTAAAAAAAGAGAAAGAGCAGCTGCTGCTGAAAAAGCTAGACTAGGAGCAGAACTTATAAGTTTAGAAAATAGTAGACAAGCTATTATTAATCCTTATGAAACTACAAAAGACATGAGCAGTATTGCAAAAGATTTATCTGGCATGTTAAGTAATCCTTACGCAAATTTAGGTGTTGCTACAAATGCTACTAAATTTGAAGCAGAACAAATTGATATTTCATTAGCAAATACATTAGATACATTAATGGAAACAGGGGCAAGTGCAGGTGGAGCAACCGCTTTAGCTACAGCGGCATTAAAAGCAAAACAAGGTATATCTGCTAATCTTGAATCTCAAGAGGCTAATAATGAAAAATTAAAAGCACAAGGAGAAGCTCAATTGCAAGAAGCTAAAATGCAAGAAAAAGAAAGAATCCAAAATGTCCAACTTAGCGAAGCACAACGCGTGCAAGCGGCGGAAGCGGCTGGTAAATCATTCATGTTTAGCGCTAGAGAAAATAGAGAACAACAAAAAATAGATAGAGTTGCTGGGCAATTGCAGGGAGCACAGGCTAGACAAATGCAGGCACAAGCTGATAGAACCGGAGCATTAACAGGTATGATTAGTGGAATAAGTGGAGCTTTAGGTAATTTTGTAACAGCGAAAGCAGGAATGCCTCCGACAGCTTCAGATAGAAGATTAAAAGAGAACATTATTAATGTTGGAAAATCTGAAAAAGGATTTAATATATATAACTTTGAATATAAAGACAAAAAATTTGGCGAGGGAGTTTATCAAGGGGTAATGTCTGACGAAGTACCAAAAGAGGCTGTAATTACCGGTACAGATGGTTTTGATAGAGTTAATTACTCTTTATTGGATGTAGAATTTAAAAAAATAAAATAAATGGGAGCGTACTCAAATCCAGAAATATTAGTGGACACACAGTCAGGACAACATTGGAGAGATTTACAAGAAAACATAAATGCCACTTCTAGACAAATGACCAATGCCTTTATTGAGATTGGGAAAAAAAATCAAAAGCTTAAGGAAGGTATTGATATAAATATGGCTAAAGCTAGATCTTTTTCTAGTAAAGCACAAAAATTAAATCCATCTATAAATGTACAAAAAGCATGTGAGCCATTACTTGCTGAATACGAAAGAATTCAAAAAGATATTGCTTTTGGCAAAAGTAAAAATATAGCAGAAGATCGTTTAAAAGAACAAAATATATTAGCAGCAATCGAGAAAACATCTGGGTTAGTACAGAACATAGCGTCTTTGGGAGAAGGATATTCTAAAAATATATCTAATATAGGTATGACTGGTGGATTTTCTATGCAAAATGATCCGACCCTTATGCATTCAATGGCGGTTGCTGGAAATTTGTCTCCGGGAAAAATAGAGTTAGATTATGATTTTGAAAACAATTACGAGCCAAGAATAAAATTTTATAGCGGAATGATGAACGAAGGTGAGAATGAGCCTTTTGGATATACAGAATTAACGGGTTGGAAGACTAGCGATCAAATAAACAAAATGTTGGACGAAAATGGTGGATTAAAAATAATAAAACCAATGACTGGTATTATTGAAAATTTAATGAAAAGTAATCCAAGTGTATTTGATGGTAAAGGTAATTTGTTAAGGGATTATACCACTTCTGTGGAGCAAACTAAGAAGGAAGTAAACAAATCTACTGTAACAAATAATAAAGCTGATAAGGACGTTTATACAGTTATTAAAAAGAATTATTTAGAACCAGATGCTGAAAAAGTGAAGGCTGCTTTATCTATGCAAATTGATGCCTCCATAGCCGGGTTAGCTAAAGAAGGCAGTATTCAAGCTATTTACAATCACTATGTAGTTGGTAATGGAGATGATCTTGCAGATTTATATACTGATTTATCACCTGAACGTACTCAGAGAGTTAGAGAGTTCATTGCAGATGCTTTAATTAAAACTATACCTAAAACAGAAGATGATGAATCACCTGAAAGAGTTATAGAAGAGACCAGAAAGACAGAAGCTGTTAAACCAAAAGGTGCAAATTCATCAAAACCAAAAGAAAAAGCAGAAAAAGAAAAAACATCAAAAAATATATTAAGCGAAAATTTAAACAGTAATTATACCTCTCCTGGCTCTTTATTCCCTTCTACAAGTGGGTCTAGATATGTAAAAGTAGGGGCTGATGGTAAACTATATAAAGTTGATGAAGATGAAGACAAGGTTAGTGAGAAACCTTTAACTTTGAAAGAAGCTAGAATATATTTAGGTTTACCAGCAAATGGAATTTTAACAGTAAATAAATAATTAAATAATACTATATGGCTAATTATATAAACAAATTAGGAGATATTTTTACACAAGAAGAAATTGATGCAGCTGCTTTAGAAAATGGAGTAGATGTTGATAAAATATTAGCTGACAATGAATTGTCTTTAGAAGGAGAGAAGCCGGGAAAGACTCAGGGTGTAACTGTAAAGAAACAAACTGTTGCACCAACAAAAACAAAATCGGTTTCATCTTCAAAAAAGTCTTCATCGGCATCGAGTGGTAATAAAAAATATCCATGGGATCCTGCAAATAAATCAAGTATTAAGGGTGATCAATTAGCTAATTTTAAAACTGGTGAAGAGACTAAAAAAGCTGCTGAAAAAGCTCAAGCAAAAAAAGCGGCTGAAAAAAAAGAGGAAGAAAAGCGCAAAAAAGAGGAGGATAAACAATTTGAAATTTTTGGGCAATTAGTACAAGTAATGACAGCAGGGGCAGATCCTAATTCAGTTGAAGGAAGTTTTGGTAATGCTGCTTTTAAAGAAGCTAAGAAAAAAGAAGCAGAAAAAGCAAAACAATTAGAAGAAGAAAAAATTACATTTGAGGCAAGAATGTCCCGCCTTGCTTTAAAAAATAATGACGAAGCAAAGAAATGGTATGAAGACGCAAAAACTGCAGCTAAAGTAACTGACGAGGAAGTACTAGGCTTAGATGAATTTATAAATTTAGAGATAGCTAAAAATAATACAGTACAACAAGTAACCAATACTGGAGGTGATAATTATGGTTTAATGGCAAAAGAGTCGCCAACAGCACTTGGACTTAATGCTGTTAAAGAAAAATATCAAGCATTTCCAGAACAAGTTAAAAAAATAAAAGCACAATTAAAATCTAAAAATTTACTTAATAAATTTTCAGAAGACGAAATATTGCAACAAGCTGCTGAATTATGGAAAGCGGAAAATATAAAAAAAATACAAGAAAGTAAATTTAGAGATGCTTTAGAAGACACTACAAATATAAGTGAAACAGCAAAGGAAATAGTAAACAATTATACTGTAAAAACCAAAGGTAAAGAAGAACTTGACTACGTAAAAAATACTATATTTAAAGATGGCATCGAAAAGAGTATTGAAAAAAATATTAATGATATAAATAAGATTAATGAAAAACTAAAACCGAAAGGATATAAATTTCAAACACAAGACGAAATAAATATTGAAAATGATCTTATAACAAAAAAAAATACTTTAATTAAAGATTTGGATGATCTTTCTGAATTAAGGAATGAAACTTCTAAAAAAATAGTTGCTTCATCAAAAAACATAGATGACTTAGACTTGCAAAGTGATATGTTTAGCAGGGACTATTCTTGGTCTGGCGTAGGGCAAAAAATTGCTACTAATTTTAAGATGGCAGCAAATGACTTACTAGGTTTTGCTTCATACACCTATAAGCCAACTGAAATGGTATATGATGCTTTAAATATTAAAGAAATTACTGGAATTGAAAATCCGTTTACAGCAATAAATACTGCATTGGCAGAAAATAAAGAAAGATATGAAGAAGAACTTACTTATAATTATGCAAAACCAAGAGAAGGAGGGATAGAAGCAAATTTTGAAAAAGTAGGTGATTTATTAATAACACAGGCTCCAAACATAGCATTAATGATATTAACACGAGGAGGAAGCGCTGGAGAACAAGTAGTTGCTTCAACTTCTAAATCATTATTAGCTAAAACTGGTAAGTTTGCTAAAGATTATTTAACTCTTAATCGTCAAACAGCTAGTATGGCTGCGGTTGCAACAGGAAGTAAATATCTTGACATGGTTAATGAAGAGCGTAATGGATATTATACAGAAGATGGTGTTTTTGTAAAGCCAAATTATAATGCAATGCAATTAATTGTTGCTCCCGCTGCATTTGGGTATGTTGAAGGTGTATTTGAAAAGTCTACTGGTAAAATATTAGAAAAAGGTAGAGGATTTTTTATGAATGTTGCAAAAAAAGAACCTGGAAAATGGTTTGATTTTGAAGTGGCCACTGGTAAAAAATTCGCTAAACAAGCTGGTATAAATTTAGGAGAGGCATACGCAGAAGAAGTTCCGTCTGAAGTACTGACTACTGTTGGGCATAATATCCTTGATAAATTTGTGCTTGGTAAAGAGGTAAACTTATTAGATAATACAGAAGCCACAATTAAAGATGCCGGCACGCTTACTACTGTATTAGCTGGAGTTCCTTTAATAGGTGGAGCTATTATAAGACCGTTTATGAGTAAAACTACTGCTCAAAAACTTAGCGACAATGCAAGGGGATTAGCCGCTATATTACATGAACTTGAATTTAATAAAGACTTATCTAGCGTACAACAAGAAGCTTTAGTTAAAAAAGAATCCATATTAAAGGCCGAAAGTACAACTTTATTAGAAAAAACCATTTCTGATATTGATGCAATGCCTATTGATACATTTAATTCTATTAATAAATCGGTTTCTAAAATGGCTGATTTTATTAATAAAGCCAATGCCATTAACGAGTCCGATTCAAAATCAAAAGAAGTAGATTTAGAAGTTCTTAAAAGGAATTATGTTATAGAACAAACTAAGTTAAATACATTAACAAGCGGTATTGAAAATGTTAGAACGTTTGGTCAGCCATTATCTCCTATAAGCAGAGCTCAATTAATAGACTTAAATTCTAAAAGAGTAGAGACATCTTTTAATCCTGATCTTAATGAGGATGAAAAAAAGACCGTGCTTAAGAAAATAGAACTCCAAACAAAAAATATTTATAAAAAAGAGGGAATTGATTTAGGTGAAGTTAGAGAAAAAGAGTTTCAAGAAAATCTTGATGCAGCAAAAAAGTTAGGGGAAAGCGCTAATGTAGAAGTAATATTAGCTAATAATTTAACTGAAGCTAGAACAAAATTAAAAGGTTTAGTTCAACAAAAATTAGTAACAGCTGAAGAAGCAAATATATCTGGTTTCAAAGGAGCAGATGGAGGTATAATAACAAATGATAAAACCGGTAAAAGTTATATTGTAATAAACAAAAGACAAGCAATAAAGCAAAAAGCTGTTTCTGTTGGGTCTCATGAATTTCTTCATAAATTAATGGAGAAAACATTAAGTAATGTTGATACTCAAATTGAATTAGGAAAACAATTAAGAAACTATTTATTATCTTCAAATCCTGAATTATATTTGAATGAAAAAGTTTTAATTAGACTTGAAGGTAATTATGGTGATAAAAGCGAAGGAATTAAAAATGAAGAATTATTAACAATTTTTTCCGATGCCCTCCTAACCGGCAATGTAAAATATAATGAATCATTCTTTACAAAGTTGGGTGATACTATTAGAAGATATCTTCAAGATCTAGGATTAATTGATATAACATTTGATTCAGGGCGTGACGTATTCAATTTTATACGTGACTATAATGCTTCTATACAAAAAGGCGGAACTGATAATAAAGCAATAAAAAAACTATTTACTTCTGCTGCAAAAGGTAAATTGGTTTCTGAAACAAAAAAAGGACCAATATCACCTGCATTTTCAAAGTCTATTGAAGAAAGAATGGAAAAGTTAGATTTACAATTATCTAATAATGAAATTGATTGGGACAAGTATGAATCAGAAATGGAAAAACTTGAACAAGAAGAGTTTGAAGAATCTAAAAGAACATACGAAGAAGAAAAGAAAGTTGTTAAAAAAGAAGTAACTAAAAAAGATACAACACAAAAAGAGCCAACTGAAATAAGTGAAGCAGCTGCAAAAGCAAAAGCTAAATTAGATGCAATTGGTAATGATCCAAAAGGATTTAATCCAAACAATCCAGCAATTTACGATGAGCTAGACAAGATGGTTAAAGTTAAATCTAGGAACTATAGAACTTCTAATGGTACAATCATTGATCTTACCAACAAAAACAAAGGAGGGTTAGACGGTTTTAGCATGGAAGAAATGACTAGTTATGTAAAAGTATCAATGCTACCCTATATACAGAAATTTGATCCTTCCAAGAATGATAGTTTATATGGATATATAAATGCTCAGCTAGCAAATAGAATGAAGGCTGCATTAAAATCTGGTCAAGTAGCTGATGTTGTATTTACAGAAGATGTTACTGAGATGACTAAACTTTCGAATGAAGATGTTGAAGTAAAAACACCAACATTACCAGAAAGAAAAAAGTATCAAAACATTTTAGAGTCTGGTGTATTTTCACCTGAAGTAATTGTAGATGTTCAAGCAAAAATATTGCCTATAATAAGAACATTGAAATCTAGAATTGACGAAAAAACTACTCTTAATAGAACAACGGCTCCTATAATTAATGAGATACGTACTGAGATTGGTAAACAAGCAGACATTGATATTAAAAAAGCGATGGGGGGCAAAGAAGATGGTCAACTTAAAAAGTTTTTATTAACAAACAAAAAAACAATACTTGAGAACATGACTACAACGTGGTTGATGGGCAAGGATAACGGCAAAACCGTTTCTGGAGGTATGCCTTTTGCTGTTCAAAAAAGTGTTAACGGTAAATTTGTTAATTTCCCTGATTGGGTTGGTAAAAAAATAGATAGAGAATCGGTTAGCACTGATTTAGCTGGTAGAACATCTGGAGCTGAATTAGTTAGAAGATTACCAAATGTAGCTAATAATGTTTCTGATGAAGTATTTTTAGAATCTATTATAGATCCAGTTACAGGATTACCATTAAGAGGTAGAAAAGAATCATTAGCAAAAGCGATAAGTGAGGAATTAGCATTTGATTTAATTTCTGATGATATGGCTAATGAAGGCATTATATATCAAGCATTAGAAAAAAATCAAGAAATATTAGGAGCGGAATTAGATAAAGTAATTGTACAAGAATTTAACAGATTAGCTGAAAGGGGTAATATCAAATATTCACAATCAAAAGATGTTAAAAGATTATATGAATTATTTAATAAACTAAGTAAAGACGTAAATAATAATAAATTAGTTAATTCGGTAACTTATCAATTAAATAAATTTAAAGATGATGATGAATTTAATATTTTAAGAGACCTTATTGAAAAAAGAATTAACACAATAAAAGGTTTACAATGGAGAGCTTATGAAATAGTACAAGCCGCTTTTATAAAAAAACAATTAGGGTCTGGAGTTAATTCTAAGTTTACTATAAAACTAGCAGGTGGTACAAATCCTTATATAGCCGACATTGCTATAAAATTAAAAAATTCAATACTTCGTGTATATATAGAAGCTAAAAAGAAAGCTGATTCAGGTGTACCTTTAGGCTCATTTATGGCAAACTCATTTGAAAATAAAATTTCAGAAGGAGTATTTGACAGATTTAATTTATCAGAAAATTCTAAAACATTTATTGAAAAAATCAAAAGCCAAAAACAGTCATTATATAATTTTATAGGGGAAGGAATTGGTGAAAAAACAGATGCTGGTTATATTAAACTTACTGATGAACAATTAAATGATTTAAAAGCTAGAAAAAAAATGGGTAATAGATATATCGTTGGATATACTAATGTACCGTTAAATATGATAAAAGCAATTAATGACATTAAATCACAACCAGTAGATATTATAACAATACGTAATACCGTATTTGATTTTTTTAAAGGATATAGTAATGTGGATAATTTTGAAAATGTATTTAAAAACATTAAAAATTTACCTGACGACTTTATGGATAATCTTTTTTCTATAAAAACGGAATATCAAATAACTAATAATAACACAGTACAAATTAGAAATTATATTAATTTTAATGAAAATATAAAATTAACAAATGGAGAAAGTATTGATGCTATTAAGCTAATTGATGATTATACTAAAAACAAAAATAATCAAAATATAGAGCAATTAAATACTAAAACTGTACAAAATATATTTGATGTAAAAAGCGGATTAGCATTATCAAAATCTTTAGAAAATAATATATCTCAAAGCAAATTAAGCAAATCAATATCTACAGTATCTGACTTTATAAATGCAAACAATTTAAAAAGAATTAATGCAGAAACATCATTTGATGTATTAAATGATCTTAATAAAGAAATTGAAAACTATTGGGGAATATTACCAAATGACATTATTGTTAAGATGGGTAGAGCTGTTGACTATGCCTTTGATGTAATTGAAGATCGCGAAAATGAAGGTGAACCATTAATGGCCGCTGTAACTGATGCTTTAAATTTAGAAACAGTTAAGTTTGCTG